GAGCCGAAACATCAACCTTGGTCACTTTGGTCTCGCCAGTGCCGTCGGAGATGTTCGTAAATTTCATGATGGCCATACGCTCGCCATCGAACAGGATCTGTGTTGCTACTGCATCTGCCATCTGTATATTCCTTGATAATCAGGGGCCACCCGAAGGCGACCCCCTCTTATATCATAAGACTAATGCTTAGTCATTAGCCGTTGTCTGCACGTACAAGTACGTGACGCGGACTTGACCAGCCGTAGGCTGACCAACGGACGTTACTGTCGCAACGACAGTTCCGTTTGATCCGATGTTGTCCATCGCAGCAAGCTGGGCAGCCGAATAGCTGTTTGACTTGCGGCCGGTCGTCTTGACGTTCACGCCGCTGACGTACTCAGTACCGCCAGAGGTTGTGCCCACCGAGAGAGTGGCCGACGTTGCGCTGTTGAACGCAACAAGCTCGTCAACAATGACGTCAACGATCTGCGAGCCGAAAGGCAAATAGACCGTTTTGTTTTGCACGAGTGTCGCGTCGAAGTCGATCAACACAGTCTGTGAAAGAACCGCGAGGCCGATGTTCGGGCCGCCTGTCTTACCGGCGTTAATATCGCCGGAGGCAAGAGGTCCGCTCCAAGTAGTTTGTGACATTTAGTTTCTCCTTTAGAGAAGGGAGGGGAGCCGAAGCCCCCCAACCCAATTAGATGCCAGCCGTACCGTATACGCCACGTGGATCGGTCCAACCGAACGCATAACGCTCGGTAGCCTTGTAGCGCATGCTGTCGGTTTCGAAGTCGCCTTCCATGCTCTTCTCAAGACCACGACGCATAGCGAGCTTCAAGCCTTCTGGCGCATCAGTCTGTACCCACCATGCAGTGGTCGAGGTGATACGCGAAAGGTTGGCTTGGCCTTCGCTCAAAAGTCCCATCGAATTGACAGGGTTGATGTCGTTGTTCGCGGTGCCTGCGCGCAGTGTGGACTTCAGCAATACTTCAGCTTGGAACACGTTCGAAGGACCGGAAACGATCTTCTTAGGTGTCAAGCGGATGCGCTTGCCGTTGTTGTCTACTGCGTTGCGGATCTGAATGAGCATCTGCTCAAGCGAGGTCTGCGACAGGTTGGCTGCGGTCGAAAGCTGGTTCGAGAACGTACCAGTTGCGATTGGGTGAGCCGTGTTGACCAACGATACGCCGTCGCCGCCTGCATACGCGCTGTTGAAGGCGCGGTTCAGGATGTTGGCACCAAGGGTTTCCTTGGTTTCGATCAGCGACTGTGCAAGGTGACGAGCATAGGTCTGACCGATACGGATGTGATCGCCATCTTCCACCAGAACCTTTGTCAATGCAAAGGCGAGGCCGTAGACGCGATACACGTAGCGCTGAATGAACAGCACGCCGCCGGATTGATACGTGACAGGCATGCCGTCTGGCAATTCTGGCGCAGCACCAAAGCCGAACAGGACAGGCTCTTCGTGGTAGTTACGGGGAATACCCTTAAACTCTTTGAAGACCTGCGCCCATTCATCAGCGCGTTGATCATAGATGCCGTTGAACTCTTCGTTCAGGATCGGCTCAACGATTGAGCGGAAGTCTGTACTCCGCATTGGGGTAGCCATAGTTCAGCCCTCCTTAGTATGCGGCCACGTCAGCGACGTTCTGATGTTCGCTGATTTGGACCTGAGCGATGACGTATGTGTCACCCCAGTTGTTGTCGGGACCGGGTGTGATACCGATCAGGCGGAACGACGCGTTCGCAGCAGCCGAAGCGACGTCAAGCATCATCTGGCTGATGCCGACAACAGTCGAACCAGTACCGATGGTGGTGAAGTCGTACTGCTTACCGATGTCGGCTACGGTCAGAGCAGCGTTGCTCTGGATTTCGTAAACGATGGTCGGGTCGAGCGTGACGTACGCAACGATGTCAGTCGCTGCGAGCGATGCAGTCCACTTGTTGGAAACGCGACGGCGACCGTCTGTGTCCGTGAACTCAACGCCTTGGAAGGTGCCGATGAAGCGGTCGCCGATGGCGGCCGCAGCGATGGTGCCTTCGCCGGTCGAAGATGTTACAATCTTGACTGGCTGGTTCTGTAGAATGTTCGACGCGTAGCCTGTAAGGATCGAGTAGGCGGTAGGACGAACCACACCGCTTGGCGAGTATACAGGACGTAGGCCGAACGGTTGTGATACCGAAGACATAGCCTTAAACCTCTTGTTGGTTGGGTGGACCCGCTATCAGTCGAAAAGACCAATGCGCGGGTTATGCTCACGCATCTCCATCATCCCGTCACCCTCGAACAACGTGCTGCCCGAACCTTCTGCCTGTTGCCGCATGATCTCTGCGGTCTCGGCCAGTTTGTTCTCTTCACGTAACGGAGCATCGTGGTGAGCTTCCTGCATAAACCTTTGATACAAGGTTTCGGGCAGCTTAAACGCGATCATCTCGTTTACCCCAACCATTCCGGCCCATTCGCCGGTTTTGACTGAGGCGAACTCCATGCCCGGCACCTCCGACGCTTTAATCGGCTCGTATCCGAGCTGAATGCGACGGTGGATAGGGTCACGAGGGTTCGTCGTCGTGAGCCAGCACACGTGATACCCCGGTATATTCGGTAGATCAGGTAGTGCGTCATTAAATAACTGCGCCCGGAACATCTCGAGCCGGTCGTCATCAGTCACTTCGCGATTTTCGGTGACCTGTCGGTCCTCCATTTCGCGTGACTGCCGTCCTACACCGAGTTCCTTCTTCAAACGCTCATCAGTACTATTTGTCATGTTGTCTCACTCCAGTTTTCAGCGAGCCGAACTTTTGTCGTAAGCCTGATAAGCCTTGAGCATCTGGTTACGACGTGGAACGTCATCCCAAATACCTGCGTCTATCATAGCTTGCTTTCGTTCGGGTGTCACGTAGATTTCTTTCTTAGTCGAAACGGGCGCGTGCTCACGCGTCGTTCCGGTCGGTGGTGCCTTACGTTTGCTAGTACTTGCGCGGGTTTCAACCGCTTCGTCGTCACCAATGCGTGCGGCCACGCGGCGGGTCAGTTCGTGCCAGTAATCGGCGTCCTTGGGGTTGTACCCCTCGGCGGCGAGCTGGTTGTCGATGACCTTCGTGATGGCGCTGTCCTCGTCACGGCCGCTCGGGTCGTACCATGGGTTCGCGTTCATCCATTCCTTCGCGTAGTTTACTACGCGCGGGTCAGGGCCGGGGTTGGCGTGTTGCTGGCGGACCTGCTCCACTTGCTGCTTCTGCTGCCACAGTTGCTGCGCCTCGTACTGCGCTTCGTCACGCAGGCGCATCGCCGTTGCCACGTCGTCGCCGTTACCGGCCTCGACTGCGCGTGCGATGATCGCCTCGGCCTGCTTCACGTCGGCCTGAGCCTGAGCGATGCGTTGGTCGATGGCGTTTACGTTGCTGGCGAGGGTGTTGCCCTCGATGACAGATACGCGGCGCAGTAGCGCATCGTTCTGCTCACGCAGCAAGGCAAGCTCGCGATCTGCGTGCTCCTTGGCGCGCCGCTGCCGCTCGCGCTGTTTCTGGCGCTTGACGTTGCTGCGGCTCTTACTGGCGATTTCCTCGTCGCTGTCGTCTTCGCTGTCGCCAAGCCGCCCGTCGCCTTCGTCCTCGTCGTCGTCGCTGTCGTCAGCTTCTTCGGCCTCGGCCTCCTCTACGGGTGCCTCGCCTTCGATGATTTCAAACTCGTCTTCACCGTCATTTTCTGTAAGTTGGTTGTCAGCCATATTCATGCTCCTAGAGGAATGCCTTGACGGCAAGCGGGTCACCAGTGACCTTACCCACCAAATCAAGATCGTTGAAGATTACGACGATGGCCTCTTCTCCATCATCGGTCTTTACCGACCAACGGTCACCGCCGTAGCGGGGCACGCGGACGAAGTCGCCGACTTCGCACCACGACCCTTCGGGCCAATGTTCCATTGTGTTGCGGTTCTTGAACGCGAGGCTGCCAACGTCGATGACCTTGGCGACCTGCGTGTTGTAGTGCTCCGTCTCGCGGACGTCGCCCGTCAGGATGATGCCACCCTTCGTCTTCGTCTTTGGCGTACGGATCTGTACCAGTACGCGAGAGCCGAAGGGCTTCACGCCTGCGTCACAGGGTGGGAATGCCTCGTCGAGGCCGTCGTAACTAAACTCGACGCTGTTTCCATTTATCTGCATGTGTGCTCCTAAAATTCACGTTTGTTGTCCTCCGCGACCGTGTCGATCAGGATTTCCTTGGCCCGCTGCAATCCAGCGTACAGGCCAACGGCGCGTCCATAATCGAACTCGGTCTTGCCGGACGGCCTCTCCATCGTCTCAACAGCCATCGCTGCCTGTTCTGTCTCGAGACGCTGGAGGAGGGTTTCTATTCTCATGCTGGTGTCTTGGGTGACTTACCAACAGGAGGCATGACGCCCATTGCCATTTTCTTGTGCATGGGGATAAACTTGTCGCTCGCCTTTGGGCTGTGGCCCTTCGGTGTCGCGGTTGTTGCATTGTTTGCCATATGGATTTCCTTACGGGTTCGGGTTTATCCCGGTGCCTGTTGACACCGCGATGCGTTCGCCAGACATGATCTCGGCCTGCGCAAGCTGCATGGCTGTCTGATTGTCTTGTGCATTCATGGTCATGCGAGCGTTCAGTTCGGCTGACTTGCGGGCGTCCTCGCGGTCCTGCTTCATCTGCTCAAGCTGCTGCTCGATCTGTAGCTTCTGTGCCTGAAGCTGCATCTCGGCTTGGCTCTGCATCGCGTCGGCCTGCATCTTCTGACCCTCGATCTGCATGGCCGTCTGGTCCTTCTGCATCTGCATCTGCATCTTCTGGCCGTCGAGCTGCATCTGCGCCTGATCGCGCTGTTGCTGTGCCTGTAGCTTCTGACCCTCAAGCGCGGTGCGCGGGTCTTGTGGCGGCTGCGGTGCGAGCTGCTGCATCATATCCATGGCCTGCGCAATGACAGGCGGCAGCGCGGCGAACACTTCGGTTGCGTCGGTAACCACAGTCTGCGACGCCTCGGCGAGCATGCGGTCGAACGCACGCTTGGCCTCGTCGTCCTTGAGGTTCTTCATGTCCTCGCTGATGTCGATGCCGGACGTGTCCTCGGCCAGTTCAAGCACGGTCGCCGCGTACCACAGGGCAAGGTGCTCCTTGATGTGCTCGAGTATCCCCGGCAGGTACGTCGGCGCTATGAGCTGGCTGCCGCCGAGCGCGGGGTTCGTCATGTACGCCAAGTGCGTCTTGAGGTGGGCGATGTGGTCCTGCTCGGGGAAGGCGACAATCGGTCGGCCCATTGTGGCCGCGACGTTCTCGTTGACTGCGTTCTGCGCCTTCGGCTCCAGCGGCGCGACGAGCAGATCCTGCGGGTTCGGGATGCGCAGTGTCTCGAGCAGACGCTCCTCAACCTTGCGCTGATCGTACAGTTGCGGCAGTGCGGCGGCGCGCTGCGACACGGCCTGCACCTGCGCGAAGCGCTGCGCCTCACTGAAGATCGACGGGTCGGACACGGGCACGACGTCCATCGGGCCTTCGAAGTCTGCGCGTGAGGCCAGCACTTCGCCGACCTCGTGCTTCACGTCCGCGTCGTCCAGATACATCGCATTGAGGCGATGCAGGATGCGCAGCGTGCGGGCCATCGAATTGTGCAGGCGCGCGTGGATCGACGAGAACACGGTCATGCCCTCTTGGATCAGGGCGAGCGTCGTGCCGACAGGCGCGTTCGGGTTCTGGTCGGCAAGGTTGTCCATTGACGTGCGGACCACGCCCTTGCCTGCGTCGACCACGAAGCCCAGCAACTGGAACAGGGTCGGCGATGGCGGGTTGAAGGGGATGGGCATGGCCAGCTTGCGGACGTCGTCGACGTTCAGGCCGCCCTCAATCTCCTCGACTTGCGTCGGCTGGATGTTCAGCGACTGGCCGCCGCGTGTGCCGCCCTTCAGCTTGAGCATCGTCGGGATGTTCTGGATGTGCGCGCTGTCCATCAGTGCGCGCAGTGCGCCGGTCGCGGCAGCGGACAGGCCGCCGATCATGTGCGGCAGGCCGATTGGGTACGCGCCGCGCCATGGGATGAACGGGAACTCGACGAACCAGTCTAGCGGCTCGCGGCTCTCGTCCTCTTCGTCCCAGTTGCGGTAGATCGCGAGCACCTTGCTCGACGGCTTGTCGATGGTGATGATGTACGGCGCGTTGCCGTCACCCTCGACGTCGGCGATGACGTGGCACTCGAACACGGTGCGCAGTCCATCCTCGTTGTAACTGGTGTCGGTGCGTCCCTCGATCTTGTCGTTGGCGATGTCGGCGGCCGAGCGGTCAGGCTCAAGACCGACGGGCGACAGGTCGACGTCGCGATACATGCCGCTC